GCCCTCTACCCCTCAGAATAGCGAGGGGAGCCAACGGCGAGTTAGTGCAACTGCGCCGTGCAGTGCAGAATGCTCCAAATGCGAAGCGTCCCTAGAAACAAGAGGGTTTTTCAAGTCCTCTAGCTTTAGGAAGCTTTTAAATAGAGCAGCGTATCCCTCCAGCTTATCGGTGCGATAAACTGGGCTTGGAACCATCGCATTTACTTCAAAGCGATGAAGCTTCTTATTCCATCTATCGATGGTCTGGAAGCCCAAGTAAGAGATGCGCCCAAGAGCCGGACTTCTTTCATGAACATAGGGCAAACGCCCTAGTATTCGCTCAACCTTCTTATAAAGAAGATCAGCAGTTGCCCAGTAACCTCTCTTATAAAAGAGATTAGCTGTAGCAATCCAAGAAAGAATGTTCGAACCTTGCTGCCTGTTCTCAGGTGGACTCTTACGTAGGTAGGTTGGTGTTACTAACCGACCCTTATAAGCATCCACTCCACATGACTCTCGGAAACTTCCGTTAACGAAAGTCTTAGATGTGTTCACCTTGCAGTTGTACTTTTGCAGGTGATCGAGGACAGCGACCGCATATGTCGAAGGAACGACTATGTCGTCACCATAGACATGAACCTCACGACTAACTTCAAAAACGTTAGCGTGAGTTACGGAGAGGTTTTGCTCTTTCAGAAGAGTCACTACACAAATAGTGTAGAAGTACATAGACTCAACTGGAAAGCAAAGAGCGCTTCCCATAGATGCGAACTTTTTGAGTGGACCGATTATTCGGCCATCCGGAAGTTCGGCACGAGTTGAACGACATGCATCAATCGCATCTCTTAAATCGGGATTTGATTGAAACATTAACAACGCAAGATCTCGAGGGACTCGATCACTCGCGTCTTTCAAATCGATCGTTGCTAATCGACCGTCGTCAGAGCTCATCATAGCAAGCTTCTGATTAACAGTTTGATCACGAAAATTTACGTGACCAGATGTAATCGGATGTGATTCGATAATGCGATATAACGCATTTCGAATCCCTTGCTGCACATATTGCATGCAACAGGGCTCTATAGCTATGATTCTTGGGCCTTTGAGTGTCTTAGGAACAGGAGTAACCCTAACGGGTTGCTCATCTTCCTCGGCAACGAAAGTTACATTATCGAGCTCCTTAGAACCGAAAGCGGACATTGTATATCCGTTATCGATAATAGGGAAGTAAGGCTCGATTCTTTCATGCCAATACTGCCAACGAAATTTCTGATTTCCAGAAACACGTTCGGCGGTAGCTCCGGGACCGTGTCGAGGAGATAATTCGTTAACGCGTATATCGCGTAACATATTACCCCACAGCACAGAAGATACACGTTCAAATTGAACGTAATCTTCTCTCGGCAGCGTGAACATCTCAAAGGATCGTTCAGTTGTGATAAAGTTCTCAAACGCGGCGGCCGTCCTCTTGGGCGTGCACGCCAGCTCAACCTTTTTGAATGTAAGGCAAATTTGCCGTACAGATTCAACAATAGTTGGGACATCGTTTGTATCAATATGAACTTTGTCATCGTAAATCCTCCCCGTCTCTTGGTTAAAGATGCGACTGATCATACCTTGCAAAAATGCAGGGATTGATCCATTCTTCCGAAAACTTCGAAAGGATGTTGAGTCAATAAACCCAAGCTCAAGTGATCTTTCGAAATCTTGAGCGAAGGTCGGAAGTGTAATCGTCAAAAACGATAATCCTTCCCCTTTAACCCGAGATCTAATTGTCACTAGATCTCGAAAATCAGAGACATCAGCGATACACTTGGCGCAGGCGTCTTTATAGACAGCCATCGCCAGCTCTAGGTAGTCACTTACGTTGCTTTTCAAGCAGCCTCCTTATATAAGGTGGTCATACTTCAAGCCACGTAGTCTGCCTAAGATCCCCCAATATTGGAAGATCTATCTGTATACCTACGACTCATGGGGGGAATTAGAATTAGGAAGAACCTTCTTCTAATTCGCCTTGTCTTTTGACCTCACGGAAGAGAGCCTGAACGGCTTCTTCTATATTCTTTTTCAACAGTTCCTGAAGGTTTTCACCATTAGGTCCTGTTAAATGAATAAGAGGGCAAGTTTTGGAACCATCCGGTTGGACATGGGTAGGGAGAGGCTCCGGTATATCCGGAGTAACTCCTCTAACTATGTTGCTACCTTCTTTCGATATAGTAGCAATGGAATCCAGGACGCGAAGAATACTCTTCGTTTTTGACATAGGTGATTCTATTGGAATTGGAATCCTAGTTTATTAGACTAAGATTCTTGACCAAATAGCCTCCCAATTGCAGTTGAGTCTAACCAGGTCTTAAACCCGGTTATAAGCTGATCTGTTTGCGTCGACGTGAACCCATAAAAGGGTCGGTCGATTACAACATAAAACGTTAGTGTCTGATAATCATTGACAGCAGTCAATGGATCAGCAACTATCGCTCGCTGATCGATACGGGCCATCGAACGGATCCTATCTTTCGTTTTCTGATGAGAAATCGAAAGTTTAAAGGTTTCGTCCGACTTCTGGTACACGGAACTATTCACTCCGGTACTAATGCGCGGCATCGATTGTGCGACAGCATTAACGGTAACAGATTGTGGATCGGCAAACATAAGTGGTTGACCTCCAAAGAGTTAATAGGAGTTAAACCATGCGTGTAACACCGCTTTCCTAAGGCGGCATACTGACTTAGCACATGGCCGATATACTAGAGAAACTTGGAAATTCCAAGGGCCCCTAATATTGTCCATTGCTTAGCAGACAAGTCGCTGTTAAGCAAGCCAAATCCAAAAGGAGTTCCTGCATGTCCGCGTTGCTTACTCGAGATAACTCTCTCGTAAGAAAACGTCTTTGCGCCAGAGATGAAAGGTATCGTCTGTATAAGACGTATCGTTTCCACCCTGCGGCACATGATATACAGGTTCTTAGAGACTAAACCGTCTTGTCCAGCTTGCGTGAGTTCGTCAATGACGTCTCCCGTATTCGTGAACCAGTCGGCTAGCCAAGTCCAAGGAGTTATTTTATAGAGAATCGATGGATTGATCCTTATTCCATAAAGAATAAGGTACTGTTGTAACTTATTAAAGTTACTATTGTAGCTAGATAAACTAGCATCAAATTCCGGTCGATAGAATTTGTAATCGCCAGAAGCCCAGACTTGTTGTTTAACAACTTTCTGGATCTGCCAATTACGAGGGGCGGCGGTGCACATAGCATCGATCACAAAGTGTGAAGGTTGAACCTTCATACCAGATCCCGATGCTAAAACATCGACGTCTTCTTCTATCTCATCAACTATGCATTCCCTGTGATCCCACTTATTATTCTTTTCCGTTAATTCGGAAATATAATCGTGGGCAAACAATGTCACCTTACAGGCGTCATTGATGTCTTTAACAAAGGGCATCCAGCCAAACTGGTGACCGAGAAAATCATCAGCAGCCCTTTTGGGGCTCATGAAAGGGAATTTAAGATTCTCTCTCACGGTGACAGCTTTCCAGCTATCGCTGAAAAACTTACCACCCTGACGCAGCATTCTTGGTATCTCTCGCATTTCTGCGATAGCTACCGCCAATCCTGCTTTCTCGAGATGTGGCCTCAGTCTTTTCGAGGCCAAAGCATAGTAGCTACTCAAGCTAGGAAACACGCCAGGTTGGATGATCCATTGACCAATGTTGCCGTAAAAGGCTTCATATGGGTCCCAACCCGAAAAATTCGGGTTGTAGAATCGTCCTTTATACTGGACGTAACGCATACCTTCCGAAAAAGAAATCTGATTCGGAATAGTATTTACCGTTACGATGTTCGTGTCAGTAGCGAAAGCAGACAAGGACCCCTTAAGGGTCACGAAAGGACCACCGGAGAGATATGGTGGGCCGGGATTTGTTTGGTCCCGGCAATACATCACATCTCCTTGGTAGATGGGACCTTGGGACAGCTCAGAGCCGTAATCGGCCCATTTTGTGCCGTCCCATTTTGAGTAGGTACCCATTTTGGTCCCAGTCGGAAGACTGGGAGCATATCGCGATCGTATCCTTGTCCCTTGAGTAGACATTAAATAACTCTCCTTTTGAGGGTGATTAGCCATAGATACCTAGACACTGCTTGGTATCTACACATTTGGGAAAGTACATCGCTGTACTCTCAGAGGCCCC